TAAAGACTCACCAGCGTTGTGTCCTAAAGCTGTATTTCTTATACCAGTTGTACAAGATAAAAGAGAGCCATATCCAAAAGCAGCTAAATTTGAACCAGATGTTACAGCTTTACAAGAATTTGAACCAACTGCGGTATTAACAGTCGAAGTAGTTAAGGCTGCTAACGCTTCTTGTCCAATCGCTACATTATTACTTCCTGAAGTTAGATTGTTTAGAGCTCCAGTCCCAATTGCAACACATTGAAAAGCAGTAGTAGCATCATAAAAAGGCGGAAGTGTTGAACCATTGAATGAACCAATACCAGTGTTGTTGTTTCCTGTTGTAAGATTTTTACCACAACTATCCCCAATCATTACGTTACCAGCACCAGTGGTACCCATCTCAGCATCATAACCAAGAGCAACTCCGTAAGAACCTGAAGTTCTTGTGCTTGCTGCGGTTGAGCCTAAAGCTGTATTTCTATTACCAGTAGTTAATCCTCCTAAAGCAGTATCACCTATAGCCGTATTGTCGTCACCTGTTGTAGCTGTAACTAGTGCGTGTTTTCCAACAGCCGTATTGTCATTACCAGTGGTGTTAGCACCTAAAGCATTTTTACCAACGGCAACATTATCGCTTGCAGTGGTATTGGCATCGAGAGCATTTGATCCAATAGCGGTGTTACTACCACCAGTGGTACATGCTCTTAGAGCAGATTCACCTATGGCAGTATTGTTACTACCTGTAGTAATTGCTCGCCCAGCAGAGCCACCCATAGCAACATTCATATCACCAGTTGTTAAACTAAGTAAAGCTGCTTCACCAAAAGCATTGTTATACTGACCTTCGGTTAGTGCTCCTAAAGCATCAACACCAAAAGCATTGTTGTTTATTCCGTCTACACAAGCATCTAGGGCACGGGCACCTACTGCGGTATTTAAAGTTCCTGTAGTATTAGAAATTAATGAAGATTTACCTACAGCAGTATTAAGATCACCTGTAGTATTAGCACCTAAACTATCTCGTCCAACGGCTGTACATCCTGCTCCATCGGTATTAGCTACCATAGATTGTGGACCAACAGCTACGTTTGAATCACCTGCTGAATTGGCTTTTAAGGCTTGTGATCCTATTGCGGTATTAAAACTGACTGTAGTATTAGCTGCTAATGTTTCAAGACCTATAGCTGTACAATGACCTGCTGTAGTATTTGCTGTTAAAGAATTTTTACCAACAGCCGTATTGTCACTACCTGTTGTATTGTTAGCTAAAGATAATCGACCAACAGCAGTGTTATCATCACCTGTAGTATTAGATGAAAGTGCAGCATAACCAACAGCAACACCTCTGTCACCAGATGTATTATTTTGTAAAGCACTAGAACCAACTGCGGTGTTGCTTCCTGCTGTAGTCAAACTTAAAGCACCATAACCAATCGCTGTACAATCGTTAGCTGTAGTTATGGAGTCAAGTGTTAAAGAACCTAAAGCTGTGTTTCTTGTTCCTGTTGTATTAGCGGATAAAGCGTTATAGCCAATAGCAGTGTTATCATCGGCTGTGGTGTTAGCATCAAGACTTAAAGCACCAAGAGCTGTATTTTTTGTTCCTGTGGTATTGGATATCATTGCATCTCTACCGACTGCAACATTATTAGAAGCTGTTGTTGCTGTAGTTAAGGCTCTATAACCTATGGCTACATTATAATCACCCGTTGTATTGGCATCTAAAGAAATAGAACCAATAGAAATATTTGCCTCACCGCTTGTTGTGGCACTTTGTGAATTGTAACCAATAGCAATGTTGTTTGTTTCTCCGCTACCAGTAGCTCCTGCTGCATCTAAAGCAAATGCACCAATAGCAATATTTCTGTCTGTATCAACATTAGCAGCTAAAGCACTAGCACCTATAGCGATATTTCTTTCACCACTCGTATTTGCTGTTAAAGCAGAATCACCTATAGCAATATTTTGACCATTACCACTAGCTGTAACACTGTCTAAAGCTGTATCACCCAAAGCTACGTTATCTGTACCAGTTGGATAGTTACCATCTAGTTTGATTGAGCCACTATCTACAGAAACATTACCTGCAACTGTAAGACCATCAGTAACTGCTGTACCTGTAACGTCTATACCTGTTGAGGTTGTGGCTAGTTTATTGCTTCCATAATGCTTTAATATAACCTCACCTGAAGAACCTTTAGCATGTAAATAAGATGCAAAACCACCTGAACCATCATCACTTTGTAAATATATATCTTTATCATCTGATAAGTTTCTTAAAATTAAAGCTCCATTATTGCTTAAAATATAATTGTTTGAGCCACCATCACTATAAATTTCTAAATCTGAACCTGCACCAAAAATAGCTTTACTGTTATCACCAAGTTTTACATCGTGATTAAAAATAGCTGTTCCTGCATCTGACATATCAAGTTGTAAAGCTGTTATTGCAGCACCACCATCATCGCCTTTAAAAAGAATATCTTTATCCTGGACACTAGAGGTTATAACAAAGTCAGATGATGAATTAGAAAGATCACCTATTGAAGTGCCAGCATCTTTAAACGTAACGTTACCACCATCTGCATCAAGAATAATATCACCACCAACATCAACAGTTAAATCTGCTGCATCAGAGATAGTTGATCCATTAATAGTTATATCGTCTACAGTAAGTGTTGAAAGTGTACCAAGACTTGTAATGTTTGTTTGTGCTGGGTCTGTTACTTTTAAATTGGCAAAAGCATCGACAACTGCTGCTCCTGATCCTGCACCATCTGAATAAACTACTTTAACATCACCATTAGGAATTGTTACATTAGCTCCTGACCCTTGTGAAATATTAATTGATTGTGATCCAGTAGTAGCATTTTCAATAATCCATACTTTAGATACAGTATTTGGTGCAATAGTTAATGTTCTAGTAGCAGTTAAACTAGCTCCAGAAGTAACTTTTAAATATAAACTTCTTACAGGGTCTGTTGAACCATCTGCAATAGTTGTTGTTGCGTCTGCGTCTGAACCAAAAGATGCTTCAGTGCCATAACTAAAAGCTTCTGCAATTAGTTCTAAATTTGTATTGGTAGAAGTACCCCAGGTTCCTGCCTCGTCACCTGTAGCTATTTCTTTTAGTCTTAAATCATTTACATAAGTTGCCATATATATTTCCTATACTAAGCCACCTCTTGCCAATCAGGGCTTTGAGATGAGTTTATATTACTATAATTTGGTGTTTGTGTTGTCGATACATCTGTATAATTTGGTGTTTGAGCATCATCGACTAATCCCCAAACATTTACTATTTGTGTTAAAGCACTAGCTTCTACACCAGTTGGCAATACAATACTTTTTGCTATAACAGTTGTATCACCAACAAATCCTTGTGCCTGATTACCAGAAACATCAAGAATATTAATTGTTTGTAAAGTTATAGTTCCTAAAGAACTTGTTGCTGATACGCCAGTAGGTTCAACAACTGCTGATGCAAGAACAGTTTCATCTCCTAAACTTGAAACTGATGCTACTGCAGAAACACCTGTAACTGCTGCACCTGCTGTAATAGCATTACCTAATGCAGATGTTCCAACATTACCAGTAACTGCGGTATTAGCATCTGCTTTTGCATTTTCATCGCCTAAAGCAGATGTTCCTGCATTTCCTGTAACAGCTACATTAGCAAAAGCAATTATTGTTTCATCGCCTAGTGCAGATGTTGCTGAAACTCCTGTAACTGCAACTAAAGCTTTTGCAACTACAGTTTCGTTACCAAGTGCAGAAGTACCTGCAACTCCAGTAACTTCAACAGCTATTGGGTTAGACCATTCTCCCTGACCCCAGGTACCTCTACCCCAGCCGTTGACTATTGCCATAATTTATTAAGCTATTCTTATGATTGCATTTGAAGCATCTGCTGTAGGAAATTGAATTGTAAAATCTCCATTAGTAGATGTTTTGTCGCCACCAAAATCTAATACTGCAACTGCTGGATCACCAGTAGCTGCTTCATTATAGATTAATGCACCTCTAGCTGTAATAGTAGCTGTGCTAAATGTTAAATCATTAAAGTCAGTAAGTGCAGTTGTACTTGATGATGAAGGATCAATACTTGTTAAAAATGAACCTTTTGCAGTATATCCTGTACCACTTGCTTCGTTACTTGCTGTATATGCAGTTGTTCCTGCACCTAAAGAAGCACTGCTTGTATACAATGCTAGTTTAAATACGTTACTTGCTGCTGAAAAATCGTGAACACCTTTTAATAACTCAACTTTAAAAGACGTACACATTGCTTGCGTAATTGCCATTATAATCTCCTAATAATATTAGCCATTTCTTTATGACCTTGTTTATCTAATAATCCAGCTACAGTAGCTCTATCACTTGCTATAGCTTGTTTTAAATACAATAGAACAGTTGCGTGTATAGCATCTTTAAAAGCTTTTGCTTGTGCTTGCACCATAGGATCAGCATTTTCGCTAATCGATACTAACTTTTCTACTATTCTTTCAGCCCAATATTCAGGACTCAAACCTTTGTTATCTGTTGTTTCAACATTTACAGTGCCTAATTCAGGAGCACCACTAACAGTAATCATTAACTTCTTCTCACTCTATATTGATCATCTCTATACTGATCTACTGTATTTTCGCCTTCTGCTAAAGTTTTTAATCTAGACAACGCTTGATCATATCTTTTTTCATATAACTGCATCATATCAGGTTCACCTTTCATATAAGTATAACCTTCTAGAATAGAACCATAAAGTAATGCATTTTCTGCATTTGTTGATAACCAAGTAGTTCCACTATCTGCACCTGCTGTTATAGATGCAGGACTATAAAAATAATGTAATTCAACAGTATAACTACTATCTGGTGTTGGTCCTATAATAAAACTTGAATTATCAAATAATGCATAGTGTTTAGGTGTACCTGTTGTAGAACTATTTGGATAAGCTTCTCTTATAAAATTAACATCTTTAAATAATAAAAATGTTTGTGAACCACTACTGGTAAAAGATAAAGAAAAATTATCTAAAAAATCTGTAGGTGTTGCTAAGTATTCATTACCTGAAGTAAATGTACCTGAAACATTTTTTCTAAATACAGGAAGCTTAACTGTTTTTAATATGCGTGTTTCTGCTTGTTTTATTATTGTTGGCAAATCAGAAACAAATTGAGTTTCAGAATTTTGTAAATAATTTTGTATTGCACTTTTTAGTTCTGCGTATGTCATGATATAACTATTTTAACCTGTCCTATTGATCCTCTTAAAACATTACTTGTACCATTTACTGGATTAAACCCAAAGTAAGTTGTTGATGATTCTTGACCACTATCAGGTCTTGGGTTAAATAATGCCATAGGATCAGATGTATTTAATCTTCCTACTTGAAACTGTGGATGATCAGGATCAAAACAATCTTTGCAAACCCTTAAACCATTTCTAGTTTCATCTTCAACTTCGTATTTAAGCTCAGATAATTTATATGTAAATCCACATCTATCACAAGTACCTAAAGCTTTTTTACTTTTTGCATATGCCATAATTAATATACGTTATTACCAGGAACAAACTTAACTGCAGCTCTTTCTCTATCTGCATCAGATACTTCATCCCATAGTTCATTGTATCTTTGTTTTATCATAGCTACTCTATTTTGTGCTTCTGGTTCTTTACAAGCTATATTGTAAGCCAAAGCATATGTTAAACATGGCAGATACCTAGCAGGCACATCAGCATTATTAGTAGCAACATTACCTGCATCTTCAATTCTTTTTATATAGTCATACACTAAAGTATATGTTTGTGCTGAATCTGGTGTAGCCCATAAAACAATATTAATACTGCTTGTACCTTTATCTACATAAAACTGTGTAGGCTTTGATTCTTGTAATTTTTTTGCTTGATGATTGTATTGTGTTCTTGAAATTCTAGTTAGCTGTTGATCAAATTGTTTTGTTGAATCACCAGAATCAGTTCTAATAAAAGCATCTACTATCTCTAAAGCTGCACTATTAGCAGCATAGCTTGATGTACCAGCAGTAAGTGCTTGTGATGCTTGTTCTATTTTCCAAAGGTTTAATCCTTTATTCTGCCATTCTAAAAAAATTAAATTTAAAGCACGTCTAGCAGTTCTGTAATCATAACCAGAACGCATGGTTAAGCCGCATAGTTCATATGCTTCTTCCATAATATCTGATAAATCTAGATTAAATGTAGTAGTTCCACTACTTGCCATGTTTTCTCCTAATTGCTTCTTTACCTTTTTTAGCAATAGCAGCTTGTTGATTTTTACCAGCTACCTTAGCTCTTTGCTCTAACACTGTTAATATTTGTATCTTACGAGCAAATGGTTTGTTAATTTTCTTTACCTTAGCTACAGTTTTTCTTGCATCCGCAGGTGTTGCAAATTTAATTCCTACTGTATCTTTAGGGTTTTCATCTGTGTATAGTCTACGTCCAGAACCTTTAGGTTTTTTTCCTGTTCCTACTTTTGGGTCTCTTTTTCTTTTCACTATACTTTTTTTTACTTGCTGGTGCTCTGTTTGTCATTACACCAAAGTTTGTTCTGGTCATTACCATTTTACTTTATGTGACCAATATCTTGCACTTAACTTATCTGGTGATGAATCTTGTGCATTATGTCTAGCATAATAAGATTTTTTTCTAGCTTTATCTTTTTTAGTTTTAGGATTCTTACCTGCACCTTTTACACCTTGCTGACCAAATCTAATAGTTTTAATCTTGTCGCCTTTTTTAGCAACTACTACATGAGATTTAGTTGGGTGATTAGGGGTACGTTTTGGTTTGTTGTACCCACTAACACCAGCTTTCTTAAGGCGTGAATCCTTTTTACTCCTAGACATAATAAATATTTACCAG